AGATGGTGACACAATGACATTAAATTTAATTTGTGGAGATAGTTCACCAAATGCTTCAGGTGAAATGGAAATAACAGCAGAAGTACAATATACTGGTGATCCTGGTCAAGATATTTCTGAAAATGGTATATTCCACACGCTTGAATTTGAATGTGTACAGAATGGAAGTAATGAAGCATTTAAACTAGAAACATTTGAAAATACTGCATTAACAGCAATGTAATCTAATTGGGAGGTAATTATGGTTGTTGATACACCACATGGTGAATTTGAAGTAAAGGATATAACTAGGAAAGAAAGAAGAAAGTATTATAAAAAAGTAAAGAAAGTTTTTACTTCTGAAAATATTACTGAACTTCATGAACTTGGTGATGAATTTACTTTACTGGCTTTTGGTAATGAAAAAAAGGCTGATGAAGCATTAGGTAATCTTTCAGCAGTGCAAGAAGATGAAGTGCTTACAGCAATCATTGGTGCTTATATGGGATTAGATTTGGGAAACCTTACTGGCGATTGAGGACTGCGGTTTGGTTCTCTAATTATGGAGTTCCTGAAAATAGGTTTGAACTACCCTATGATGCCCAATCGCCAACATTGTTTGAGAGAGTTAGGTTTGAAAATAAACAGGACATTATAGATGAAGTTTACAGAATCATTAATGAATCAACTGAAAAAGGGTTTGATGTAGGGCAAAGTATGTTTTATCAATTACCTTTTTTCTGCAATCCTTCTATAGTTATAAGTGATTGGTGTTGGCACATGATTACTGATTATTTTTCTGTAACTAAATTCAATGTTCCTATTTCAAAAGACCTTGATTCAATGGATGCTTGGATGATGGATTGTTTTACTGTGATAGAAAACGAAATACAAAAAATATCTAACCACGAAAGGAAAAAGAATGGCAGTTAAAAACCTTATATTAAAACTAGGATTAAAAGGTGTAAGAGGTACACAAAGTGGTTTAGGTGCTATTGATAGCGGTGTAAAAGGCATCACTAAAAGTATATTAAAAGCTGGGGCAACATTTTTTGCCGCCAAAGGTATCATTGAAGGTGTAAAAACAACTATTGCTGTATCAAGTCAATTACAAGCTGTTAAATCTGGTTTTGATAATCTATCTCAAGGGATAGGAGGTTCAGAAGATACTTTAAGAAAACTTCAAGATGCAACTGATGGTACAATAGATAATATTGAATTAATGACACAAGCAAATAATGCTATGTTGCTTGGTATATTTGAAAACAATGACCAGATGTCAGAAATGTTTGATGTGGCACAAAGGCTTGGTTCAGCACTTGGAAAAGACACTGCTTTTGGTGTTGAATCATTAGTTACTGGTATGGGTAGGCAATCAAAGTTGATGCTTGACAATCTTGGTATTATGGTTGATACTAATGAAGCAAATGAAAGATTTGCTAAATCAATTGGCAAATCAACTAAAGAATTAACTGATCAAGAAAAGAAACAAGCATTTAACAATGAGACAATGAGACAAGCAAAATTGCTTGTAGATGGTTTAGGTGAGGAACAGCTTACAACTTCACAAAGAATAGATATTTTAAGGTCATCTGCAACAAATTTAGCTGGTACATTAGGAACTGCATTAACCCCAGCATTTAATTCAGCATTAGATGTTTTATCAAGTTTTTCAAGGGATGTGTCAAGTGCAGTGAACTTTCTTGCTACTATTGATTTTAGTGCTACTGCTGAAAACATTAAAAACAATCTAACTGCACTTCTAACTGCTGTAAGAGAGCAACTAAGAATTAATTTTGATGCTGTGCCTGAACTTTTTCAATTTGCACTTGGTAAAATAATTCCTATTGCTAGAAACATATTTACTAATTTAGTAGAAGGTATAAAGAATATTGCATCATTTTTATTTGAACCAGTGGTGATATTTGCACAAGTAGTTTCTGCAAAAGTTCAAAATATTTTTATTGGTATGTTCAATGTTATTAAAGAACAATTTAATGTTTTTGCAGATTCATTTTTAGGTGAGAAACTTGGCATAGAAAAATTAGAAATGTCTGATTTCATAGATGTTGATGCTATATCATCACAATTAGCAGAAACAGATATTGCACAATTTTTTGGAGGTGAAAATCAAGTTCAGACTTTATCAGATTTTACAGAAAGGACTAAAGCAATATGGGGTGATTACTTTAAAACAGTTGCAGTGTTATCAAAAGAATCAGGTGAGGTTGTGACCAAAAGTTTAGATGCAACTGGTAAATCTGCTGAAAAAACTGGTGACAAGGTTGAAGAAAGTGCTATAAAACAAGCAATAGCAACAGGGCAAAGTTCTGATAGTATTTTAGGAGCAGTTAGAAAAGTTATACAAGCAAGATTTGCT